ATAAAAAATTAGAAAATTATTTAGAAAAAATGAACTTTCATGGAAGTAATATGAATATGGGTGAAATACAATTTCATAGTATATCACTTGAAAATACAAAAGCAACCTTTTTAAAAGAATCTAATTATGATATCACATTGTTAATAGGATTAAATTCGGATTTTGAAGGCGGTAGGTTTATACTTTTAAACAAAGAGATTGATAAAAATATGCATATGGATAATACACCAGGGGATATGATAGTTTTCTTTTCAAATATTGAGTATGGAAGTGGTAAAATAATTAATGGTACAAAACATTATTTAAAAATAGGTATTAAAAATATCTTAGATTCTAATTTATCCAAATCACTTATATAACTTTTATGGAAAAAATAATATACGATACAACCACATATCTTTATAAAGATGTATTAAATCTAACCGAATTTAAAAATGAAATTTTAATAAAATGTAATGAAATTATTAAAAGTTTACCAAATGTTACTCAAGATGGATATGGGTATTTTGAAGAAAGTAGAAATATAAATTTTATAGGTGATATTAAAATTGAAAATAAATTAGATGAAATTTTAAATTTTGGAATTAAATCATGTATTGATGTGTATCAACTTGAATATAATTTACCATTTAATAAAATTAGTACAGATTGTTGGGTGAATGTAGTTAGAGCTAAAAATCCTGTACAATTTGATGATATTGAAAGTGATGTGCGTCAATATCACATACATACCGAAATAAATCAAAAGAATAAAACATTTATACCACATTTTACATGGGTTTATTATATTCAAATGCCTGATAACTTAAAAGGTGATGACGGTACTTTATATATCAAAGGTGAAAATGATATTGAATATTTTATACTTCCAAAAGAAGGTGAATTTATAATAATGAAATCCGATTTACCACATTCACCACAGCATGCATTGGATTCAACAAAAGATAGAATGGTCTTAGCTGGAAATGTTGGGTTTGAATTTATTAAAAAACAAAAATCATTAATGTAATATGAAACATAATTTAGATAAAATTGTTATAGTTGGGGGAGGTACGGCGGGGTGGCTATCTGCGTTGTATTTAAATAGAAAATTTAAAAATTCAAAAATAACATTAATTGAAAGTGATGAAATTGGAATATTAGGCGCCGGCGAAGGAACAACGGGCAATATAGTAAAATTTTTAAATCAGTTAGGAATTTCAGAAGATGATATGATTAATAATTGTGAGGCAACATTTAAAACAGGAATTGATTTTGAAAATTGGACAGAAGCCGGTTCATCGTATTACCACCCAATAGATTATAAACCCGGAGGACAAGGGTACGCATACCATTTTAATGCTAGGTTATTAGCAAAATATCTTAAATCTTTAGCAATTGAAAGAGGTGTTATTTGGGTTGAGGGAATTATAACTGAACCAATTGTTGATGAAACAAATATTATTATTGGACTTAAAACAATTAATTCAACGATTGATGCTACATTTGTTGTTGATTGTACCGGATTTAAAAGATTATTGATTGGTAATCATTATAAATCAAATTGGATTTCATATGAAGACCATTTAAAAGTAAATACAGCAATTCCATTTTTCTTACCAACCGATAGTCTAAATATTCGTACAACAACCAAATCCATTGCAATGAAATGTGGGTGGATGTGGCAAATACCACTTCAAAGTAGAAAAGGCTGCGGGTATATATTTGATTCAACTGAAATTAGTGAGGAGGATGCTAAAAAAGAAATAATAGAATTTGTAGGTGCTGATGTTACATTTAATAAATCAATTAAGTTTAAACCGGGTTCGTATGAAAATGTGTGGATTGAAAATTGTGTCGCAATAGGATTAAGTGGTGGATTTCTAGAACCATTGGAAGCTACATCAATAATGACAGCAATATTACAACTTGAAGTATTATGTGAGGTTGTTTCTGATAAAATCAATGTAGAAAAATATAATAAATTTGTAAGGTGTGTTAATACTGAAAATATGATTTTTATTTATTATCATTATTTGACAAAAAGAACTGATACTAATTTTTGGAAAAAAGTATTAGATACCGCAAATGTATTACCACCACCATTAGATTTATTAATAGATTCTTCATTTAATTTTAGACCAAAAAAAGAATTAAATGATATATTTGAAGATGATGCTAGTGTCACATTTGGTAATTTTTCATATGATATAATAAATAAAGGTATCAAACAAAAACAAAAATCATTAATATAAATGTTAATAGAAAATAAATTTTTATTTATTAGTTTACCAAGATGTGCCTCCACATCTTTTTATATTTCCTGTTTAAGAAATGGTTTGGATATAAAACATGTTGACCAACATTTTGTAAATGGATATAGTAATAGAATTGATTTAAATTTAGATAACGAATCTCTTGCCGATAGGTTGGTTCATATGCATGAGAGTATATATGAGTTAAAAACGCATTTTGGAAATGATTACGAGGTAATTACAATAAAACGAAACAAACATGAAAGATTTATTTCGGTTTGGAAACATTTGATTGATATGATTCATATGGATTATGGTAAAAAATATAGTGATATATTGAAAAAATTAAATGCTAATGATATTTTATTTTATAAAGATATTGATATTATTGATATAAATAATTTATATAAGATAGTTGATGAATTTGTAAAAAAAATTGGAATAGGTGATAGATATATAAAAAATATGTTTGAAATAACATTCCAACCGTTATCACATTGGCATAATAATGACCCTAATATAAAATGGTTTGAGTTTGGTAAATTTGATGAATTAGAAGAATGGGTTTCAAAGAAAATTGGTAAACCATTTAAAATGGAAAAATCAAACGGAAGCCAACATTTTGATTGTAATTTAAAACTAAATGATGAATTTATTACGCTTTATAATTCTATCTATGATAAATATGATATAGTTAAATCCAATAAAACATTGATATGATAAACTTTAAAGATATATATGAATCTTGGCAGAGAGCGGGGAATCCTACTGATATTGAAAAGCAACATGCATTTGACAGATTATTAATATGTAATGGCGCAGGATCTATACCAAAATGTGAATATTATACGGAAATAGTTAAAAATAAAAAATGGTCGTCTTTGTGCGGAGGTTGTGGATGTCCCATATCTAAAAAAATATTTACAAACGCAACCCCATCTTGCCCAAAAAATAAATGGGACACAATTGACGTTAATTACAACACTAATATTGTGGTAAAAAATATAAAAACCATTTTATAATATATATATATACATATATATACATATATATTAATAATAAATTTTTAAAAGTGAATGTTTATTATTCACTTTTAAGATATTTATAAGTAAATTTAAATTAAATATACATTTATGAAAGCAACAATAATTGGTAGTGACTTACTACAACAAGGTGATTCGGTTAAGATTTTAGAAATAAACACCAATACCACCATATATAACGACGGGGCAGATTTATTGGATTACACTGCGTTATTTAATATGTTAGTTAATAATTCTATTACAGAATTTCATTACATATATACGGATTTAGAAGCGTTTACACCATTAAATTTTCCACATAGATTTGAAGAAATTATTAAACAAAAATGTGATGAAAATGGTATTACATATACAGCACATTTAGTAGCTCAAAATTCCGTTACTGTTCCCTACATTGAAGATGCTAATAATAAATTCATTCTTAGACAATCATTTGATACAACCGCTTTAGTTGATGAAACATATTGTGCAGACAAATATGAGTTCTTTAGTTTAATGAGTGGTTCTGAATTTATCCCAAATACCTATTTCACAAGTACTGAACTTTCATTAGATACATTATCTGAATTAAATTTTACAAATGGTGATGAACCAAATTTAGTAAAAAAACATAGATATCCAACATATGATGCAAAACAATTACCAGCATTATATTCAATTGAAAATCAATCTGATTTTGAAACTTTTAAATCTGAATTGAATAGTAGTGAAAATAATTTATTACAAGAGTTTGTATATGATACCCAAAATATCGTTGATGGTAGATGGTCTATAATAAGAAGTATTGATATCATATATGGTTCTAATTTAGATACCATTAATTTAGGTGGATATATACAATCTACAATTATACCATTATCGTTTGGTGTAAATGAATTTAAATCTGATACTCGAGAATTAAAACAAAAAAGTAGATATAAATACATAACCAAAGCGTTAGGTAAATTTGGTATGGTAGATTATCACGTAGAAGATGATAGTAATATTTTAAAATATGATGGTTCATTAGTTGATGTTGATACTATTCAAATTGGTGATTATATACGTTCAATTGAATTTACTGATTATAATGGAAACGTAGCGGGCGATACAAATGTAGAAAATATGCAAACATATGGATGGGATTGTGATTTAGCACAAGCAAATGCTACGTTAACACAATTAAGTTCAAGTTTACAGGAAATTGTATCAGCATCAGTAGATACTATTCATATTAGAATTACATTAGAAAATGGATTAAGTTGGGTAGATTCACCTAGTTGTAAATATTTTATTGAAGAATCTGGTTCAACACAAACTAGATTTGATAATGTTAATAATTTATATGTTGGTGATAAATTAGTAATTACTGATTCCGATACTAATCAATTAACAACTGTAGCAATTACAGGATTAGAAATGGAATATGCAACTAAAACAATTTATGGTTTAGATTTTGAACCTTCGGATTTATTTTTAGTTGATATCGGTGAAGGATTATATAGTGTAATGCACAACCCAGCATGTTGGTGTAGTTGGTCCTCTTGTGGTAACTGGTGTTACGAAAATTGGTGTCCTACTTGTAGATGGGGTGGTGGAAATCAAAAATTATAATCATAAACAAATAATTAAATAATAATATTATGGCAAAGAAAGAAAGAATAGAAAGACCTTTACAAACGATAAAAACAGTTATTACACCGATATCATCCGATGTAAAGATTAAATTAGCAAATGCATTTCAAGCAGTTGTAAATAAGATTAAAGAAAAACATCTTTAATAATATGGTTTATGAAATTGTTTACATTTGGGGATAGTTGGACCGAAGGAGTTGGTAGCAATAGAAAAGAAGAATATACTACGGATAATCCAGAAGAAAAGACAATAATAAGACAAAAATATAGTTGGCCTTCGTATTTAGCTAAATTATTATCTATTGATGTTAAAAATAATGGAGTTGGTGCTAGTTGCAACAACTCCATTTTTAATTTTATATGCAAACATCTAAAATCTAATATAATTAAGCAAAATGACTTAGTTATAATAATGTGGTCATCTCCTCTAAGAGATGAATTACCATTTTTTCCAAGTGAGAATAATTTTACTATATGGGGAGAACGTTATAAATCCAAAAAACATATATACGATTCGATAGATGAAATCAATCCCATCGATGATGATTTAAACTATTTAAGATTAAATAAAGATTTTAAAGATTACTATCTTAATAATTTATTTAATGATTCGTACTACCACAACATCAGTCAGAATTATATCTTATATTTACAATTTATGTTTAAAGAATTAGGAATAAATTATGTTTTTTGTGATGCATTTGATAACATAATTTATAATAATATTAATAAAGATATTGATAAAACAAATCTAATTGATAGTGTCCATTATTGGGGATACAAAGAAACTACGTTTGCAGATTATTTAATAAATCTAAAAAGAAAAGATGTATGGGAAGATGAAAATTATTGGATAGATAAAACAGTTGGAAAGCATCCTAGTGGAGTTGGATATGAATTAATAGCCAAAGAGTTGTATAATTTTATTATAAAAAATAATTTACTAAAAGAAAATAATTCTAAAAATTTATATCTAATATGAATTATACTATAAATAATAATTTTTGTAATAAGGAAGAAGCTAATTCTATTATTGAATTTTGCCTTAAGTATGGTGAACCATTTTCATATAACCCAAATGAAGTATGGGATTGTAGACGAATATATGATGAAGAGTTTAGGGTAAAAATAATAAATAAATTAACAAATTATTATAAAAATGGCAATTTTAGTCTATGGTTTGATTATAATAAACTTAATATAAAAAATTTTAATATAAGTTTAACATCTTATTATAATAGTAGGTATTTAAATTTACATAAAGATATATCAAGCGAATTAACAACTGTTATAGTTTTATCCGATGGGTTTTCAGGTGGTGAATTTGCTTTATCTAATGAAATATTACCATCAATACATTTCGAAAATTTAATTGGAATTGAAACATTCCATTTAAAATTAGGCGATTCTATTTCATTTAATGGGTCTAATACATATCATGGGGTACTTCCGGTTACAAATGGTACACGTTATGCATTGAATATTTGGATGACTGAAACTGATTTTAATTATCCTAAGATAAAAAATAATAAAACATTATTATGAGTATTTTAATAATTGCATTACCAAGAACAGGTTCAACCTCATTATTATATAAATTAGCAAAAGAAAATCAATTTAAACCATTATTTGAGCCATTTGATAATAGTGGTAGAATTCAATATAATGGTGAGAAAAATGTAGTTGTTAAAACAATAATATGCCATCATCCAAATAATTTTGAATTAACTAAAGAATTTGATAAAGTAATATTATTATCGAGAAAAAATATATTAGAATGCGCAGAATCGCACGCATATCAAACTTATTTTTCTAAAACAAAAAATTACAATTCAAATAATCCATATTATTATGAAGAAGTACCATCAAATATATTTCAATTATGTTACGATGATATTTTAAAATGGAATATAGAATTACAAGAATTAGCTAAAAAACTTAATATTCAAATAACTTACTACGAAGATATATACGACCCTACAAATGAAAATAGATTAAGAAAGGGTTATAAAAGTGATATACATAAATTGATTTAATTTATGAAAATATACATACATCATCCATATCAAAAATCTATATTTTATAAATTAGGTCATAATACTACCGATAAAAAATATTTTATTGAAAATAATGAAGGTATTATTTTTTGTAAATATCGAAATATTGATATTGAATTTATTTTTAAAAAAGATATAAGTTTTGAAGAAGATGGATATCATATTTTAGATTATTTTACTTCATTTTTATATGGTGAAAAAGATTCGAAAATTGGAAAAATACAATCAGAATCGGGTTATATGGAAACAGAAACCCAAGAGGTTTTAAGAATATTTATAAAGCTTTTAAAAGATTGTCCAAAAAACCAAAAATGGTTAATAACTTATTTTAGGACAGAAAAAATATTATCAACTAAAGATACAAATATTGCTGATGCGAATTGGTTAGAAATTGAATCATTAATTAGTGAATTAAACTTACATCATTTTGTGACGGATAATATATTTTTAAATAAAAATGTAGAATTACAATATCCAAATTTTTATTATGCTTTAACAAACACAATATTTCAATGGAATGAAATAATTGCAATCAGATGGTTTTATGAATTTAAACAAATTTATGATAAATTAAATTTTGATTATGATTTAATGTATAGTATTAGAAATCATAAATGGAATCGTGTTAGTATTATAAATGAATTGGAAAAACTTAAAAATAAAAAATTATTATTACAAAGAAGCGATTCATTACAAAATCCAAGTTACATAAAATATTCACCTACAATAGAACATATAAATACAAATTCAATAGTAGGTGATACTGATTTCTCTGATGTCTCTTGGATTATAAATTATCAAGGGTATATGGATATGTTTTTTAGAGTTTTACCCAAAGCGAAGATGCAGATACTATGTGAGAGTTGGTCGTGGAGTAGTAGAGAATTCACATCACAATATCTGTCAGAAAAAACCTTTGCATTGTTATTATCGGGTATACCATTTATATCTACACATGAATATCCATTACAAATAATTGAAAAAATGTTAGATGTACCACCTCATCCATTTTATAATGATTCCAAAAGATGTAAAACAAATAGTAAATTATTTACTCAATTTGTAGATACGTTTTTACAAAATTTTGATGAAAATTATAAACTATGTAAAGAATGGTCTGACTTGGTTCATTCTAAATTAATTTATACAATAGAAAATAAAAATTCATTATTGGATTTAATAATAGATGGTAATTTAAAAAGTGAATTTACTATCAAACAATCATTACTATAATGAAAGTAGTATTTACATATTTACCTATTAGACTTAAAGAGATTACTGAAATTTATTTAAAGTATTCAATTGAAAATTTAAATAATCAAAATATTATACCGTTGATATATTCTGATAAAGATTATTTAAAACATACGAATTTAAAATATGAATGGATTTTATTTGAAATAGATGAAAAATATAAAAGAAATACGTTATGGTCATATGCTAAATTAAAGGTTTTATCTATAATTAATTTTTCATTTATACATTTAGATAATGATTTAATAGTAAATGATTTTAATAAATTACAAAATATTATAGATGGTAATAAATTAAATTTAGGATATAAACATCCCTTGACTGAAAATCAAATGATTGATTTTACTGAAATTTATAAAAAATATTCAAATATTCCTTTAAAATTTAATGAATTGAATAATACTTGTATAATTGCTTCGGATGATTTTAATAATGTTAATAAAGCATATTCCGATGTTATTAAAATTATAGATTCAAATTACGAATTCTTTACTAAAAGATATAACGATATTCCGCCAATAACATTAAATCAACAATATTTAAATTTATATTTTAATAATATAAATTATTTATTTAACGAAAATCCATCTTTTGAAAATTTAAATATAAATGGAATATGTCATATGGCAGAAAAAAATATGATTACTAGCTTTATAAAAAATAAAAGTTTAATATAATGTCAAATAAAAGAAGTATATCATTTATTGAAAAACATTTTGACAAGCATTTTGAATTTATTGTAAATAAAATAAATGAATCAAAAATATCATTGGGTAGATTTTCAGATAAAGCATTAAATGAATTAATTTATCCAATTGTACATTTAATTGATTTTGAATTTAATGGGGATTCTACATTTTTATTAAATAAAACAATAGATGAAATCCATACAATGTATTTAGATTGGTATAAAATACATGAAAAAAAATTTACAACATTTAATTATTTAGAAACAAATAAAATAATATTAGATTATAGAAAAAATGGATTTGGATATTATTGGGTTGACTTAAATTGTTATTATAGTTATGAAATGCTATTTAGATTACATAATTGTGCAAGAGTAAATTCATATCAAAATTTTTTAGAACTTAGAGAGTATACCAAAGATGGATATAATCACAGTAGAGTTGTAGTTGTTACTTGGTCTGATTTTATAAATCAAATTAAAGGAGATTATAATAAGAAACCAGATATCATTTATAAAGAGTACATATATGATTTATTTTTAAATTATAAGGAGTTAAAAGGTTTTAAAATATTTTTTAAAAATGATACCAATTTTACTCATATGGATTTAAATGATACAGAGTTATCTAATTTAAAAAGAACACGTCCAGAGTTCTTTTTCTTAATATAATTTTTCAATCTATTTGATATTTTCGTGGATTTTCTCTATATTATCTATAATGAAAATCTTAGCACACGCCCCCTTTATTGGTACTACTGGTTATGCCAATCATGCACGTTCATTCCTCACGGCACTTAACAAATACCACCAAGTTAAAGTTAGAAATTTAACCGTTGGGGGTAGTTGGTCAGGTTATAACAACACCCCACATGACGGGGAATCCTACATTACGGATGAGATGAAGGAAATGTTACACCAACAAACACTAATTAATGGGGATAACTCAAGAACCGATTATCCAATTTACGGACACGACCCCAACTTTAAACCTGATGTTCACATTGTATTAATGGAGAATAACAGTCATTACTATTATGACAATTACGAGGGTTATAAAATTGCGTATTGTGTTTGGGAGTCAACAAGATTTAGTGATAGTTTCTTTAAAAGATTACTTACGTTTGATGAGATGTGGGTACCATCACAATGGCAGTATGATTGTATTGTGGAACAAGGTTATCCCAAAGAAAGAGTCTTTATAGTACCCGAAGGTGTTGATGTAGATACTTTCAAACCCTC